AAGGGGTTAGCCCTTTATCTTAAGGCTTGCTCAATCCTTCTTATGAAGTATTGCGCGAAACAAGAGATAAGGGATCTAACGCCTTTGAAAATGAGAGTTAGTCGGACTAAGTCAGGGATTCCTCGGATAGTGGTCCCTAACCACAGGAAGAGGATTAGAAATGGTGATGTATCGGTAATTCGATTTTGGATGACATTATTCGGTTTATACCGAGTACTGGATTTCAAAGGAACATTTTCGATTAAAACCATAACGAATCCTGGTAAAGTGGTGACAGAAGATATAACATTCTTAGTGCCTTGGTTTGTGAAACAATTCACAATTCCTAGGTTACGAGGGTGGTGTGTTTTAGGTCTCACTAGATCAGGGCCCCTGACTCAGCAAGGACGGTCTAAGAATCCTCATAAGGGGATGGTAGATGCTGGACAGAAGGAACCTAAATGGGTTTCCCGGCAGACGACTATGTCGGTCTGCGCTATTCAAGCATACGCCATCGTTAATGAGCATCCTTATATTCTAGACGCGATGGATCGATTACAAGCTGTAATCAATCCGTCGTGGTCTGATCTAACGAGCAAAGTAATTCGCTCGTTAGCTGCCCTTGGTGCCGGCGGTCTGACTTTTGCGAAGCCGATGGGTAAGTTGGGAACTAAGCAAGAGCCTGGTAAGGTCCGGGTCTTTGCCATGGTTGATTATTGGACACAGTTAGTGCTGAAACCGATGCACGATGGTCTATTTACTATCCTGAAGAGTATTCCTCAGGATGGTACATTTGATCAGGATGCCGCGGTAGAGAGAATCCGTAAAAGCGTCGGGTCGTCGGGGTTTGTTGCCTCGTACGATCTGTCAGCTGCTACGGATCGTCTTCCAGCATGGCTGCAGTCGGTGATTATCGATGGTATTTGGCCTGGTGCCGGAGAACCTTGGAAGGAACTCCTGGTGAGTCGAGCTTACTCGATCCCTCGGACGTATGCTTCCTATGGGCGTCACGTGCATTATGCCGTGGGACAGCCTATGGGGGCTTACAGTTCGTGGGCGATGTTAGCTCTTACTCATCATTACATTATACAATTAGCTGCTAATAGAGTCGGTATCCTGCAGTGGTTTGATCGTTACGCCGTTCTCGGTGACGATGTGGTTATTTGGGATAACCAAGTCGCTAGAGAATATCTGCGCGTGATGGATCTCCTGGGTGTAGAGATTAGCTTTGCGAAATCGTTAGTCTCATATAATGGGACTTGGGAGTTCGCTAAGCGATTCGTTGTTAAGGGGGTAGACTGTTCTCCTGTAGCCTTGAAAGAGGTTCAGGCGGCATGTGTATCTCTGGACGCACTGCTCCAGTTGATTCGGAAGTGTGGCGTGAAGGTTAGACCCGCATTGGTCCTCGGATTTATGGGGAAGGGTTATAAAGTGAAGGGAACCTTGATGAGACC